AGGATGATGGCGGTCTTCGGGCGGGCTTTAGCCCAGCCGAGGAACCCGTATGCGAGCGCCGTTTTGGGTCTCCAGTCCTCCGGCGTGGAGGATTGGAGGTTGAGCCAGTCGCGGACGCCGGGGTGGTCGAGCCACTCGGAGATTACCCAGTCCACGAAGGCCGCGCACCATGGCCATGAGGCGGGCTTGAGGTCGGTGGCCTTTTGGTAGTCGCGGATTTTTGCTCCGTTGTTATTCCCGCCTTCCTCGCGAACTCCGATTTGTGAGGCGGCGATTTCGGCGAGGAGCTTGGTCATTTGTCTTTGAGAGCTTTTGCCTCGCCGAATTTCGACCAGGCGTGATTGAGATTCTGATCTCCGGGGAGATCGGGATTTGTGAGCGGGATGTATTTAACGCTGACGCTGACTTGCAGGTTGCCGAGTTCCCCTCGCCGGTCACCGAATGGCGGAACCGGAACGCTGACGCAGGAGGTCAAGAATGCCAGCGCCACGAAGGCAACGACGATCAGTCCTGCGGCGATCCGGCGTGGCCTCATCCTTTGCGGAAGATGTTGATCGCGCCGACAAGGCCGAGGCCCGCTGCAACGATGGCCTCTTGGTGCTGCGGCGAAAGCGACACGCCAAGGGCTGTGAGGACGAGCAGGATGCCCCTCCATGTGGAGTTCTCGTTGAGCCTGTCGAGGAGGTAGTTGAGTGGTTTCATAGTGGTCTTATGGTATCAGTCAAAACAAGTGAGTTGTCAATCTTCGGTGGTGGCGTCCACGGCAGAATCGGCGAGGCCAAACAGGTCTTTGGCGAGATGCGTGATTGATGCGGTGGCTGCGATGTTTGAGTGCATGACGCCGAGCGAGGAAATGATTTTGTCGATGTCACTGAAAACATCGCGCATTTCGGTGTCGCCGGACAAGTGATCCGGCAGTCGTTTAATTGGGCCAACTGCGGAGGCAACGGAAAATAACGATGTCTGTGGGTTGTATTCGCCTGCCGATTTGTAGACGGCTTCTTCCAACATCGACCCGAAGACTGGTATTCCGTAGAGCGGCTCGGTTGCCGCAGCCATCAAGAAGCGTTTGGGATTCCAATATTTCTCATCGAAAAGTTCCTCGTCATCGTCGTCTTGAGTGTCGCGCCAAATGGATCGCAGGATTTGAGAGCCGATGGCATTCAATGCAAGCACATAGGCTATGGTCCGAAGTTTTGTGGCTGTGTCTCGCTCGGCGAACGAATACGCAACCAATGCAAGGTTCTTCCGGGCCTCGGAGGCAAACGCCCATCCAGCACGGGCCAGCGGGTCTGTCTGGGTGTTTTCGTAGAGGGATCGAGCGCCTGCGCGGGTTGGTTGAGCGATGCGGTCGGTAGCTCTTTCCGCAGTGTTCCGGGCGTAGTCTTCAGCTTGTTGTCCGGCAAGGCCGAGTTCCTTGGCTTTGGAGAGATGCCAGTCGTAGACGATTGCGTAGGTGCCTGCTGTGAAAAGGCCGTCAGCGCCGGAGAGCAACATTCCAAGGCGTTTCCCAGCTTGTTGAATGGCTGTGGGCTTTGCGCCTTTGAGTCCTTGCATCGCCATTTGGACAACTGGTGGCATTTGTTTAATCCGGCGCTGGATGTAGTCGCTATTGATCGCGGCGTCCCAACTGAGTTGCCCGGAGAGCAGTTTGCCCATGCGTTTGAGATATGGTCCCACAGGCACCTCGGCGAGGGCTGCACCAAGTTGTGTGGACTGAATGAGGAGGGTGGAAATTCGACCCACAAGCGCCACCTGCGAAGCACGACCGAGGACATTGTTCAGCCCTTGGTTAAGCGCCAGATGCGCCCCGGCATCGCGGTTTCCGCCTTGGCCGAAATAGTCGAGCCATAAGTTGAGCACCTTCCTTGCTTCGGCCCCGCCTTTTTCTTGCACAGAGTTTTGCACATCGCGATTCCGCAGGATGCCGTTGACCTCCGAGAGCATTGGCGCGAAGGCTTTCCAGTGTTCCATCTGGAGCGTGTGGGCGATGTAGGTTTGCAGGGCATCTTGGAACCGAGGTTCTGCGATGGAGGTGCCACGGGTGCGGAGAGCGCCGGGACTTGTGCTGGCTCCGGACATGGCTGATCCGCTGACAGGATCGAGGACTTGCCCCGCTGGTGCGTTGACCGGCTGCACGGTGACTGGCGAGTAGTTTTGGATTTGCGGGAGGTTGACTCCATTGAGTTCAGAGTAGACCGCATTGATGTTGGCGTATTCGGCGGCATACTGCTTGGAGAGCCAATCGCGGAGAGCCAGCGCCTCGGCGGAAAGATTGGTCGTTATCTCGTCAACAAATGCTTGGTCGTAGTTCCATTTCCCGGAGGGTCTGCCATTTTCGTCTCGCTCGCCTTCCATGTGCCGACGACCGTCTTCCTGCGCCCACATCATGACGGCTGAGAGTCCTTCAAGCTGCGACATTTGAATGTCGTTCACCGTCATGATGGGCTGCGTGAGTTGGTAGCGCAGGCGCTCTCCGGCGAGTAGGTTGCCGCCCGCGAGGCCGCTGAAGAAATCTTCCAGACCCTGCATTTTGGTTTGCGACCCGTCCTCTTTGGCGTTTTCGGCAAGGCGTTGCTTGTCGATGATCGTGTTGGAGAATTCAGTATTTTCTCCGAATAGCACGCCGACTACTTGGTCGAAATTAAGAAGGTTGAGAATGTAGTCCTTCCAAGTGCCTTTGAGTCCGGAATCGGAAATGGCTTTGGATGCTCGGCCAGGCATATCACCATCCTTGCCGGTGGCTATGATGGACTCGGCCCTTGCGATCTCACGCTCCTCACGCTGCCGGATCACTTTTTGCGTGTGTGCAGCATAGGCACCGCTCCAGATGCGGGTCGCCTCAGTGAGCGCAGTGCGGCGGCGATCTGAGTCGGCGTTTTTCCAATCTCCCGTGAGTGCCACCAGCGCGGCTTCGATCTGCTCCCTCGCCTCCTGCTCGGCGGTGAGTTCCCCGGATGCGATCATGGAATCCAACCCAGCGATGTGTGCGGCAACTTGCGTGGCGTTCATGTCCACCGAATCCCGCACCACGGCGAACAGGTCTTGGATGTCGCCGCCGATGCCCTTCGGCTTCTCTCCCGGTGCGGCTTTCTTGGGTTTGGTTCGGTCGAGAAGCTTTCGGAAGGCTTCGTCGTATTCGCGACGGAGGGTCTTCTCCAATTCACGGTCGATCATCTCGATTCGCTTTTTGAAGAAGTCTGATATGGCACGGTCTGCGCGGGCGGTGCCGAGGTTTTCTTTGGCTGTGTAGCCGGGCGGGAGTTCGGTTTGCTGACCTGCCTGCCCGATGTTTTGGCCTTCGCGCATCCATGCGCTGATGATCGCGCCGTTCATGCCGCTGACCTCGCTGACCTTCTCGCCATCCTTGAAGACATCGTGCGGTGCGATGCTGGCGAGCTTGGTGTAGCCCCCCACCCTGCCGCGCAAATCTGGCGGGAAGATTGAGAGGATGGCGTCGAGTTCTCCGAGGGCTTGCAGGATTTGCGTGCGGCGGAACGACACGGTGCCTTTTTTCAAATCGTCCAGCGAAGCCTGGTTGCTTTGCATGAGGCCGATCAGCTTTGCCTTGGCCCGCTCGTAGACTGCCAGCCGGGCGTCTGGCCCTCGGTTCATGCCACCGAGGGCGCGGTTCACCCGGTCGATCTCGGACTGGCTGGCGATGGAGTAGTTGGAGGTTCCGGTCTCCTGCCGGAAGCGTGCGATCTCTGAAGCAAGCGGTTCGCCGTTCTCGTCGGTTTTGACGGTTACGGATTCGGGGTTGACTGAAAAAATGCCACGAAGTAGGTTCTTTATGGCTCCTTCAGAGCGTGCGCCGGAAGGCTCAACCGAAGCTTGTTCTTCGGCACTGGCACCGGACTTGAACGCATCGCTTTGCTGGAGCCTTTCTCTCAATCCTACCTCATGCAGGTAGAATCTCTGTTTGCTTTGCTCGCGAATAACAATAGCAACTGCTATAAAATCTTTTCCGGCTATTTGAATGGGAGCCGCTAAAGTCACGCTATCATAGCCTCTGCCTTTCCAGTTTTTTTGATAATCAACAACGCGACCTTTTGAAATTACTTCGGGGACAGCTGCAAATGCATCTGCTTTGTCTCGTCCGATTCCATGGGCAAGAGAGTCTGAAACGCCATTCTTGGTTAAAGCCACCTCCCCAACCACAGAGTTAATAGCTTTGTTTTGATGCTTTGATGCAAACCAGCTTGCCACTCGGTCAATTAGTGATTGCCCATCAATTTTTTTAAACTCTCCTCCAGCAAGGATAGAAACAGGGTCACCGTTTAAAAATTGTTTGTGGCTCAAAGCTTCCCAATTCCCACCCCATTGCTTGAATTCCGGCGATTTTGCCAACGCCTGCTCCTCTGGCTTGAGGTTGCTGGGAGTTCCATTTGGAGCGATGCCGATGGAAAAGTTGCTCACACCTCCGAGGCCGGATTGTTCACGGGCCTGCTGGAGGTATTGCGGGCTTGCGGGTTGGAGGTTGAGATCGACCGGGGCCACTGTGCCATCCGGCATGGTGATCGAGTTGCCAGCAGTGTCAGCATCAAGTGCCGCGATTCCAAGTGTCGGGTGAATCCATTGGGACTCGACTTGCACAAAGCCATGGCTTTGGAGGTAGTCCTTAATTTCTGCTTGGGTCGAGTCTCTGCCGTCAATGTGGCGGTGGGAAACGACGGTGCGATAGTCGGATTCTCCTGTCAGCTTAACGATGCCTTCGATACGAGCATCATCATTGAAAAGGCGGTTTGCAAGCGCCCAGCGTTGCAGGTAAGCCCCTGCATCATCGGCTTGAATTCCGAAAAGACCGGGCTTCGTGAGTTTGTAGACCCGCCCCTCTTCTGCTTGAAAAACTAAATGTTCCCCGCCGGATCCAAGTTCTTTTCTTTCGGCAAAAATCGAAGGATCAATGGTTCGGCCTTGGCTTTCTGCCCAATCCACGATTTCGGAAAAGCTGGCGAGAGTTCGCCCATGTTTCCGGCGCTTCTTTGAATTTGCGCCAGTCTTTCCTCGAACGAGAGTTTCGAGGATGGCCGATGGGTCAAATTGCGATTCATTGGGTGTAGCGTAGGTCGATGGCCGTGGTTTGGCAAACGAATGGATTCCGTTCTCATCGACTTTTGCCGGGTTGCCAATACTAAAATTAGTATCAGTCGAAACCTGCTGACCAATCGAGTAATTGAAAAGCCCTTGAGTCAGTTCCCCTATGACCCTGTTGCTGGCGGTATCGACACGCGCCTGCTGGTTGAGGCCGACCGAGTCGGCGAGGAGGGTTTCAAAGTTGGAGTCGATCTTGCCGGTGGCGAAAGCGTCCTTGAGCTTGATGGCGCGGGCCATGGTCTCTTTGAAGACTTGGAGCATGCGCTTGATGTAGTCGACGAAGGAGGCCGGAAGGGATGTCTCCTCGATGCGGCCTGCGGCGTAGTCCATGCCGACCTTGGCGATGTTCTCGATGATGTCGGTTTCGGTCTCGGTGGCGTAGATTTCGCCGGTTGCCTCGCTGGTTTGGTTGAGCCACCCGCGCAGGGAATCCAGATCGGTGCGGCCCTCGGCGAGCGCCTTGCGGACGAAGACATGGTTGATCTCCTCAAAGGCATCCTCCGGGCGGGAATTCTCGCGGAGCTTGATGACGCCACGGAAGACGCCTTCGGCGGTCGTCTCGACATTGGCCTCGCCGAGGATGTTGTAGGTGGTTAGGTCGGACCCTTCGGGGATGCCTGCGAACCGGATGCGCTCGTTGAGATTGGCGATGCCTTTGGAATCACCAGCCTCTGTCAGCCGGTCGAGTTCTTGCTGGACGGTGCGAGGCGCTTCGATGGTGGCAACATTGGCGGGGTCTTGGGCGCGAAAGTAGTCCACCATGTCGGAGACAGCATTGCGCTCGTTGATGAGTTGCGCCTCGTTGTGCTGACGCACAGCCTCCAGCGCGGCCTGCTCACTCTTGGTGCGGAGGAGTTCCTTACCATCGGGTGAGGTGACGACGATGTCCTCGGACCCATCGGGCGCGGTGACTCGCTGCATGCGGGCGTCGAGTTCTCCGGGAGTGCGTGCTTTTTCGATGGTGTTGAGGACTTCCTGCTCACCGGCCTTGATGTTCTCCGGCGTGCGCTTTTCCCATTCCATCTTGATGCGGGCATCGTATTCCTCCGGATTCTCGGCTCGCTGGATGAAGGTGACTTGATCCTGCCCGAATCCTGCCATGCGGAGCTTTGTGGCGTTGAGTTCGGCAGATGGATTCTTGATGTCGCGATATGTGGCTACGCCGCCACCGATGAGGGCGAGCGGAAGGGTGGCGAAGAAGGTCTCAGCCCGCTGGCCAGACCAGTCGTCCATGAGCTTCGTGAAATCCTTGTCGGGCATGTCCTCGCGGAGGCTTGCGACTGCGGTCTCCAGCACAGGGGCGATGAGGTCTTGAGCGCCTTCCTGCAAGTTCTGCTCCACGACATTGGCCCCGATCTTGACGGTGCGGCGGACTCCATCGCTGGCGATGCGGTCGAGGTAGCGGCCAAACATGGGGAGTCGCCCGGAGATGCTGCTCAACTGGACCCGGTCGATGGCGGCATTGGCCGCGCCTTCCACCAGGGCGAGACCTTGGGCGAACTGCGGATTGATGTCCGGGTTCTCCAGCATGATGCGGTCGTATTCCGTGGATTGGTAGGCGAGGACGCCGAGGAAGGGATTGACGGCAGTCGCGCCCATGAGCGGGATGCTGCCAGACAAACCGTAGGCTCCACGCTCGGCGGTTCCCCAGAAGGAGTTCTCCTCCAGCACGGGGCGGATGGGATCGACGCCGGTCTTGGCGACATTGCGGAGTTCGCGCACGACCTTGAAGGACTCGCGCACATTCTGGCCACTCTGGATGAGTGTCTCTGCCTCCGGCACGGTGGCCTGCCGCCACGCATCGGACTCGGCTCCGGCGGGAGCGTTGCCGACCACGGCCTTGGTGAGGTCGCCATCGGCGGGAACCCAGATTTGCGTTCCGTTGCGGATGGACTCCAGCCAGTTATTAACGCCTGCCTCCTGCATCTGGAGCGTTCCCTGCGGAACGAAATCGAACCCACGGGTGAAGGCTTGCCCCATGTTGATGGCAAACTGCTCGATCCCGGCGCGGTCGATCTGACCGGCCTGCGCGGCGAGGGTCACATATTTGTAGATTTTCTGGCGGTCTTCGGGTGGAGCGCCGACGAAATCATTGGCGAGGCTTTGCATCTCCTCGTCGGTGGCGTTGCCTTGGGTGAACGAGGTGAGCGTGGAGAGCGCCTTGGATGCCTGCGGGCGAACGGTGTCGAGGTCGTTGATCGTGTCGTAGTAGAGCTTGTAGCCCTGCGAGAGGAAGGCGGCGTCATTTTTGCCGTCCACCAGCTCCGGGTATTTTTGCTGCCACTGGTTGAAGACCTCGGTCATGCCGTCCACGAAAGGACGATTCTGGCCGAGTTGGGAGTCGGTGATTGCTTTGCCCACGGCCTGCATCTGGAGGTCGTTGATGGCCTCTGTGCGTTGTTTCTGCCAATCGTATTCACCACGGATGAAATCGAAGAGTTGATTGTCATCGAGGTTTTTCTTCCCGTAGTTTGCCATCGCAAAGGCATCGCGCTCGACTTGGTAGGACATGGGGTCGATGGGCCTGCCGTTGTGATGCTCCAGCCATGCGCCAATGGCTGCGCTTTTTGCCGTTTGGTCGGGGTCGATGGATTCCTGCACGGCAGTGTTAGCCGCCTTCTGTTGCTCGAAATAGGCTTCGTCAGTGAATAGTTTGGAAAAGTGTTCGTCGGTCTGTTGGCGTCTTTTTTCAGCAAGGCTATCGGCGTATTTTTCTAAAGCATTCGCCATTTTCAGACGGTCATCACCAGTAACCTTGTCTATTTCTGTGAGGTATAAATCTGCTGTTGCGTCGTCGATGAGATCAGTCATGGAAAGTTAGGCGTTGGTGGCTTTGCGGAAGGAAACGACAGCCATGCCATCGTTCTTCTGTTTGCCGCCGGGGCTGTGGAAATCGAAGCGTCCAGTGAGAGGCTTACCGAATTTTTTGATAGCCTGCGCGTCCTGCATGGTGCGGTCGTCCCAGTTGCGGATCACGGTGGACCCATCGGCGAGCGTGAGTTCCACAGGGTCGCCCTTACCGATCCCGGCGGCTTTGAATTTGCGCTCGATGTCGGGCGAGATGGCGAGGGAATTTTCGTCGAGGCGATTATTCCATGCGCCGATGAGGTTGCGGGAATTGGAGTCGGAATACGGATCGCCGGGGAAGTTGTAGTGGGTCACCTTACCTTCGGCCTTGGTGGACTGAGCCTTTTCTCGCATTTTTTGTTCACGCTCAAGCGTTGGAGATGGAGGCGCGGCTGGGGCATCCACTCGATCCATCATGCGTGTTTGCCATCCAGAGCTTGGCAGAAACGAGGGCGGCGACTTCTGTTTGAACAACTCAAGGGCTTTACCTTTTAGCCTTGGCTCAATAAGTTGGTCGCGGTATTGGATGGCGTCAGCCTCGGTTTTGTCTTTGTTCTCCGGTTTAGCAAACCAATCGCGCAACCCATTTTGAATAGATAGCACATTTACCCAGTAGGCATTGTGTTTTGGCAGGTCGATGATCTTTTCTCCATAAAGGCCGGAGGATGTTTTTTCCGTTCCGGTATCGCCGAGGAGTCCCGATTTTCCAAGATTCCAGACTCCGTTAATTATGTCACCTTGCCATTTTTCGGTTGGTGATTTGAGCGTCCCATCGGCGTTGAATTTTTTGACCGATTGGGCAAGCCGGTCATTGAGAAGCGGGCGAAGCTGTTTGGGTGTATTGGCGGCGATTTTGTTCTGCAAGGTCGCGTATTCGCTGAGGTCATTGTCAGTCGCCGGGTCGTAGGTTGCCAACCGCGCATTCACTTCGGAGATTTTTTTGGCATCATACGGCACATTGTCGCTGATCAACCGCTCCAACCGTTTCTTGGACTCTGTGCCGGTGACTTTGTAAGACGCCAGTGCTGATTCAAGTTTGTCTTTGTCGGTGATGAGGATTTCGTTCCCGTTGGCATCGCGGATCGGGGTGTTGGAATCGATGGCTTGGGCGAGAATGTTGTAGTTGTTCGCCTCGCTGATCCGTCCTTGCTGATCGACTTGTGCCATCAACCGGCGGACTTTACTCATCGGCATCTGTCCGTATTCGCCATCAATGCGGGCATTGTCCTTTGCGTCCCCGGCGGTCTTGACATATTCGGTGAGGTGCTGCTTCGCGACCGTCCAGTCCGTCATCATATCAGCGGTGATCCGGTCAGTCTGCATGGCCTCGGTGGCACGGATTTCGTTGTCACGGATGTCGGCTCCAAATTTATCGAAGTCCTCTTGGGTAAAAACGCCTTTGTCCACCCCACCCTTGAAAGCGGAAAGAGAGGCTTCAAAATTGCCCTCGGCGGCGAGTCGGAGGGCGTTGGCCTTGATGTCGGTCTTGGCAAGTTCCAATTGCTTGATGCGGGATTCCGCATTCATCGACGCCTCGGATTTTACTGACCAACTCTCGAAATACGGGTTGAATTTTGCAGCGGCGTTGTTGCTGAATTGAATTTCTGAAAGCGCCTTTTTGGTTTCCTCTTGGTTCCGCGCCAGAGATTCGCCCCACTTTTCCATTGGGAGAGTTGCTTGGTCGGCTTTCTGTTTTTGTGAGGCGACCGCGAGAATCGTCTCCCCACGCTGGATATCTGCGTAATCCTTTGCTTCTGCAAATTTTTGACCCCACTGAAAAGCGACATTTCCAATACCTTGTATGGAGTCGCCAAATTTTGCAGCGGCTTTGGCTTCTTGAGAAAAGGCATCGAGCGCCAGCGTCTGGTCGAGCATCGACTTGGCTCCACGGGTTGCGATGGAGGAATCCACCATAGCGGCTCCGGTGAGCTTCGCGGCCTGCGGGTCTACGGCAAAGCGCGGCACGGATGGCGCGGAGATGCCCACATTGCTGGGGCCGAGGGCTTGTGGGCCTGCGTTTGGGATATCAACGAGTCGGATGGCTGGCATGGTTAGGAAACGGCTTTGGCTCGCCTTACTTGGGCGTATGGGTTGTAGGCTCCTCCGGGTGATGTTGCTCCACTCGCTGCTTCTTTGGATTTCGAGCTTCCGTAGGCGGACATGCCGATCTGACCCATCTGGGCGACTCCAGCGGCTCCGGCGGCGTAGCCACCAAGTTGGGTGGCGCGGGAGGTCGCGTAGCCTGCTTGCTGCTCGATGGCGGCTTGGCGCATGGAGATGCGGTAGCCTGCGCCTGCGGCCTTTTCGGCAAACTGCGCGTCATTGAAGGACATGCGGGCGGAATCCAGATTCCGGCCTGCGGTGAAGAGGTCTTGGTTGAGGTTGAACCCGATGGCCGACTCGTTGATCTTGGCCTGGTCGCGCATCATGCCACCCTCCAGCGCGGTGATGCCTGCATTGAAATCGGTGACATCCGCCTCGTAGCGTTTTTTGTTGGATTCCAGATTGGCGAGGAGGCGCGTGTCGGCGACCTGCATCTCGTAGAGATTTGCGGTATCAGCCAAAACAGCAAGAGGAGAACCTTCGGTGGTGACTCCACCCTTGGCGAACTGGCTGCGCTGGAGACCGAGGATGCGGTTCTTCTCGGCGCGGATGCGGTCGGCCTGCTCCTTGGCTTGGCGGTCTTGCCCGTCCGCCTGCTGGCGCATCTGGTCGGCGGCATCACGTTGCATCTGCGCCTGCATGTCGCTGAACTGCGATTGCTGGCGAAGTTGCTCGTTCTGGTAGGTGGAAATCTGTGACTGGAAAGCGGCCTGCGATTGCTGCGACTGGGCGTTGAAGATGGCAAGCTGGGCATTGTATTGCTCGCTCTGCGCGGCCCGCTCTGCGGCCATGCGCTGCCATGAGGCGTTCTGCTCGTTGATTTGGCGGTTGTAGTCGGCGATGGCGGCTTGGGACTTCGACTGCTGGTCGGCGGAATACATCGCGATGCCAGTTGAAGCGGCTGTGGCGACAACAGAACCGATGGCTAACCATGTGCCGGGGTCAGCCATTGGAAACCTCCTCGGTTGGCGTCATTAGAAAAACTTGATCTCGGTTTGCCTCACGGAACCCCTGCCGCTCTAACACGCGAGCGATGCTGGGATAAGTAAAGACGGCCATGGTGTGGTAGCCGAAATCCTTGGCGATTTTTTTGAGGCACGACACGCAATGCCGGAAAGCGAGCATGGCGGCTTTCAAAGAAAGGCCGGGGGCGCTCACGGCGTGGTCGGCCATGCACATGCCGCAGGAGTTGTCCATATGCAGGAAGAGGGCGCTGGTCGGCTTGCCATCGAGTTCGCAAACGACTCCGCACTTGGGCAGCATTTGCTCCGGGCGGCGTTGCTTCCCGTGCGCGTGCCACCACTCGCAGAGCATGTCGTAATCGCTTTCCGTGTAGGGTCGCATGGTGATGTTATTCATTACCGAAAGTATCCCACACAGGTTGAAGGGCGATGACGGCCATTGGATAAGGAGCAGTTTGCCTCAGAGTGACATCTGCGTCGATTCCAAACGCACCGGCCAAGATCATTTTTTGGTCGCCGGTGGAGAGCGTGTCGGCGAGGGCATACCACTCGCCGTTGTTAGTGCGGACCTCCCCTCCCCTACTCTTGTAAAGTCGGGCGATGATTTTGTGGATGCGCTTCTTGCGGCCTTGGGATGAGCCGTCCTCCAAGTCCATGTCGAGCTTCATGGGCGTGAGGGTCGATGTGTAGGGCAGGCCGACATAGCCTGCGGCTGCGGTGGGAACGGTGATCGCTCCGCTGGCGACCGTGCGGGTGATGGGAGCTTGGCCCTCCTGCATGACGGTGACCGTCTTGCCATTGAAGCGGTCGAGGCCGGAGATTGAGCGGCCTGCTGCGCCGGAGGCAAAGGCGGACCATCCATCGAGGTAACGCCATGAGTTGGCGGTCTGGTCATCGAGGTATTTGCGCCAGAGGAGCGGGAACCGCTCGATGGTGCGGTAGTCTTGCCCGGAGACGGTGCGCTTGACGACCATCCAGACCTCGTCCTCCGTTCCGTTGCCGTAGATGGTGGCGACCGATTCGACATCGGCATTGTCGGCGATGGTGTGGCGATGCCAGCCGACAACCTTCTGGTCGCGCTCATAGGTCATGCCAATGAGCGTGCCATCGCCGCGTACGCACCACAACACGGCATCGGGTTGCTGCTGGTATGCAAGCTCCATGATCTCTCCGTTGGTGATGTGTTCGGCAAGAAGGGTCAAATCCGGCGCGACCCATCCGTCCTTGTTGAGTTCGTAGACGAGTTCACGGAGTTTGCGCCCGTTGCGCTGAACAAAAAGCAGGACATCGTTGACGATGACGGCGCGAAGGTATTTCCCGCCGTAGGCTGATTGCCGCTTGGCCTCAAGGTTGGTTGCCGAAAGGGTGGACGCAGAATCGGCTGCGCTGACGGCCCACTCGTCGCCGCTTGTTCCAACGAGAAGCGAATTTTGTTGAGAATATAGCCAGTTGATTCGATTGCCCTCGGACGCCGCCAAGGTGATCTTCACTGAGTCGCTTGCATTTGCGCCAATCTTGAAGTTCTCGAAATTATCGATTTCGCTTCCCCATAGGGTGACCGGCTCGCGAGATGTGCCAGACCAAAAGATGCGTTGTTCGTGGAGCGCGACCGTGCGCGGATAGTTCCCAGAGAAAAAAGCCGGGAGCGACCAGAGTTTTGTATTGGCCTGCAAGTGATGCCTATTTGTGCCAAGATATGAATCCACGCGAATGAGTGCCGACGAACCGCTGTAGACCTGTAGAATGGTGGCGAATCCACCAGATTCGGATTTGCGTGGTTGGATGCGTGCGACTGGTATTGCTGGGGTATTCGTGCTGGCACTCCAGTTGATGACCCGAATCATAATCGATGCCTGCCTTGTCTGAGTTCCAGCATAGATGATGTTGGCATCTCCAGCTAAGTTCGTGTCGCGGGTGAACTCGGCCACCACCTCAGCTTTGGTCAGATTGACTGGGGAAATGCCGATGGTTCCCGTGTTGGTGGCGTCGGGTGTTGTGTAGGTGTAGGTATGCGTGCCTGTCACCGCGATGTTGGCTTCGCGTGTGTAGTATGGCGTGGCAGTGATTCCCGGATCAGACCCAACGCTGATGGCATCACCATCACTCCACCTGTGGTTAGGATGGTAGACCGAGACCGTGCTTCCGCTGCGCGTGGCCGTGGCTACCACAACGCCTGTTTTAGACCTGTCTATTCGCAGGATTTGGATTGTTGCATTCCATTTGCCGCTTGTGATCAAGTCCCACTCACCTTCGATTTCACTCAGCCTGCTTGAGGTATCTTGTATTATTTCGACAGATATCTCTGCACTTTGTCCGATGACCGAAACTCCGCTCGATCCGAAACCTGTGTAGGAGGTAGGCCATTTGAGTTCCATTTTTTGGCCTACCAAAACCGAGCTGAATGTGTTGGCGGGGGCGCTGATGACATGGCGACCCATGCGGTTAAGTGGGAGAGGTAGCGAACTTAACTTAAGATCATTTGCATCAGTCCCGAACCTTGTCCCTGCTTTATGAGCGACAAGCGTTTTGTAGCGAAATAGCCCGCTTGCGGCTTGGGCCGTCCAGTTTGTCGCTACAAACGATGCCGGGGAGGTGTGGCTTGTTGTGGCTTTGTAGGCCACAGAAGCATTTTCGACGATGTCTCCTACGACATAAGACGTATTTTGGGTCCATGCTGGAGGTTGAACATATTCGCCTGCTGCGTATGTCGTCCCGGCAACCCACCGAGGAATCGCTGATGACCCTTGCGTCACATTGATCACCCCATCGGTGTCGTTGCGGTCTTGGAGAGGAGGGTAGTCCCAATCAATGATCTCAAAGGTCCAGTTGTTATCGGCAAGTCGCGAGAGCTTGTAGGGGGGGTAGCTCGCGTGCGCGAAGTACATGATGTCGTTGATCTGTGAAAACTGGATCTCGCGCAGGTGCATGCCCGTGTAGGGGGTGGGAACCTCAAGAATCGTCTGGGCCACCCATCGGCCTGCGGCGAGATCGCTCGCAAATGCGTCGGAGGTGTGGGCGCTTGTGCAGTAGTAGGTCGTGCCACTGCTCGTTACATAGTTGCCGATCAAGTAAATGCTGCCAGTCTCCCATGCGGCAGGTGGGGCCACGGTTACAGGCACACCGGTTACCCCGCTCCAGAAGCGCATGTATCCCACACCCATTTCGATGATGAAGCGGGTGGTGGTCGAGAAGTTGAACCCGATGAGGCGGACTTCGCCGAGGTTGGGGTTTTTGGTCGTGCCGCGAAACTCCGTGCCGGGTCGGCGGATGACGCCGCCGTAGGGCAGGATTTGGAAGTTCTCCAGCGTGCGGCAGGCGCTGCGGTATTTCTCCAAGCTCGTCCGGGCGTCGATGAAGGGCGAGACTTCACCGGCGTTGAATGAGGGATAGAAATCGAACTTCGGCATCTTATTTTGACTCCAACTTGCGCTCGACTCGCTCGATCACCGCTTTGGCGCTGGCGATGACGGCGAGCATTTCTTGGTTGGCGGTTTTGAGGTGGGCGACGAATTCAGCGGTCTGGCCATCCATGCGGTCTTGGAGGGTGTCCAAGCGGGCCGTGAAATAGCGAAACAACACGCCGATGGCCGCGAGGCCGATGACCAGAAGAGCCACAAAGAGCCACCGGTCGGATTGACCGGCGGCAAAGTTTGTCGCTTCGAGGAGGTGTTTTTCCATTAGCTGTTGGACTGCGCGAGGAGGTTGCCCAAAATTGCGGTTGTCGCCGTGTTTTTGACACGCTCGCCAATCGAGTTGGTCGTGGTGATCGCGGAGGTTTGGCGGTTCCAGACCTCGTCGGCGATCTGGATTGTCGTTGGGACCGATGGGGCGGTTGTTAAAACATTGACCGTTCCGCCGGTGATTGTGCGGGATGCTGCGCTCCACACGGCTGTAGCCACGGCTGCGCCTGTGAGTAGTGCTGTGCCTGTTGTGTTGTCAACAGGGACACCAAAGGCTACCGACCCTGCGGCTGGCACTGCACATGATCCGGTCTGCGCTCCGCTCGCGTAGCTCACGCCGCTGCGGACATCGGTGGCGGCTGGCATGGCGGCGTTAGTGGTGGCGTCGATGAGGGTCTTCGCGCCTGCGGTGTCGCAGTAGTTAAACACGGCGACATTGCTGCCGAGCTTTTTGAGGCGGATGCCTGTGCCGCTGGTGGGCGATTGGCCGAATGTGCCGTATTCGAGTTCTTGGATTTCGACCACGCCAAGAGCTGCGTTAGAAATGCCGACCGTTGCGGTAAGGCCGGAAGTATTGCCTGGGCCGTAAGCGTTGCCCTTGGCGCGGGTGGCTGTGAGCGTGCCCGTGGAAGTATTATTGGCTCCGGCGGCGATCGCTCCCGCTGTTGCCGTCCCTGTCAAACTTAAAGAGCCGCTGCTGACATTATTGACTCCATAAGCGGTGGAGGCATTACCTGCTACATTATCCCCGCCGACAGCATTGCCGGTAACAGAAACAATAGCTCCGCCTTGATTTGCCACGCCTGACGAGCCGTTGCTCGTTCCCCCTTTTATTGTCGAGGCTGTTACATTTACAGATGTAGCGTTTCCAGAAATTTCAATGCCACGCGAATTGATTGCCGGACCAGAGCCGTTGACAGAGGTTGCTGTTATAGTAAAAACGCCCGATCCGTTGACAAAAACTCCGTTTGCTCCAGACCCTCCGTTTATTGTGACGGCTACAATGTTAGCCGTATTTGGCACTGACAAAGTCCAAGTCACGCAAGCCGTTGCCGTTGTTCCGGCAAAAATGTTGGCCGTAAGCGTTACGCCATTAGATAGGGCGAACCCTCCTCCTGCTGTCGCCCCTCCTGTATTATCGTTGCGAACCTCGCCCGTTGGGCCAAGATTAGTCGAGACATTGACGGTGACGGTGAAGGAGTTTGCGACAAGCACATCGCCGCTTGCAAAGGTGACGGCGGCGGCTGTGCCGCTTGGTGTGGTTGCCCACACATCGGCGGCGTTTATGTTCCCGGCTTTGCGGGCAAAGTATGTGGCCATAATTAGAGTCCTTTCTCGGAGATGTATGTTTGCAGAGCGGCTTGAATTGCTCCCACCGCTTGCTGTGTGGCTTCATCTGCACCAGCCAGCGATCCGAGAACGATACCGATTGCGGCTTCATCTGCGGCGATGACTTCGCCGTTCTCAATGCGGGTCGGAACAAGGCGCATCGCTACATTTGCGTCTGAAGAACCGTCGCCCAAATATCGGCCCGATATGGCCAAGTTGAGCGAATATTTTGGGTATTGTTTGCCGTCGATTTCGATGGGGTTGGTAGCGATCATGTTTTTGGATTTTTTGGGTTTAAGAAAAAGTTAGGTTGGTCTTGTTCGACCACGCGCCGGTGGCGCTGGCTTCGGTGCTGGTTGTGCCTGCGGAGTTGAAGATGGTCCGGACGATCTCCCATGCGGTGGCGTCAAAGACGCTTCCGGAATTGGGGAAGGCCGAGTAGAGGAGGTAACCGAGGTAGGTGGTGTCGCCGATGAGGTCGAACATCCACAGCCGGTCGGGAGCCTCTTTTGCGCCTGCGAGTTTATAGATTTCGCCAGTCGCGGGATTCCGAGTGTATATTCTGCGGTCGGTGTGGTTGATGCACACCTCGCCCAGAGCCAGATCGGTAGGAATTTTCCCGGCGACCGTGCTGCGTTTCGGAATGATTGTTGGGTTGGCCATCTATAGAGAAGGTTGCCGCCGGGGGGATTGCCCCCCCCCAGCGGGCTTTGTTATTGAATACTAATAAGTTCCACCATCTATGGTTGTTTCCAAAGCGGTGATACGATTGCCCAAGCTGGTATCAGTCGAAGCACGGGTCGAAGCCTCGGAGGAGATGCTCGCTTCCACTGCCGAGATGGCGCTGGCTCTGGCTGATTCCTCGGCATTGATGTCGCTTTCTGCGAGGGTCACCCTGCTGGCCAATGCGCTCGCTGCGGTCTCGATGTCCGAGATGTCGCCCGCGAGGACGCCTTCGGCTGCGGTGGCCCGTGACACTTCCGAGGCGAGGGCGCTGGAGGTCGAGGTGGTGAGCGAGGAGATCGCGGAACTGCGGTTCGTGATCTCGGTCGCGAGGTCGGCGGCGATGGCTTCTTCCGCTGCGGTCGCACGGTTCACCTCGTTTGTCAGGCCAGTGGAGGCGCTGGAAGCGAGAGTGGTGATTGCTCCGTTGAGCGAGGAGTCTGCGGCTTGGAAGGCGCTCACAACCTCCGTCAGCGAATCAAGTGATCCTGCCGTGGTATTTGAAAGCACATTGTCAATGCGTGTGCCGAGAGCGAGTTCCGCGTTCTGCGCCCGCGAAACCTCGCTGGCAAGATTTTGTGTGAGAGTGCCTTCTGCGGCTTGTGCGCGTGTGACCTCCGAAGCGAGACTTGTGGTCAATGTCGCATCGCCGGATTGTCTTGCGGAGCTTTCCGAAGCGAGGTTGCTCGCGGCGGTGGCTGCGGCTGCGGATACCGCAGAAGCACGGTCGGAAACCTCGGTTGCGAGATTCTGGGTCAATGTGGCGTCCGCTGCGGAGCGAAGCGAAGCCTCTGCTGCCACTGCTGCGTCAGCATAAGTCTTTTTGGCAAAGACGTTTTCACCGCCGATGACGAGCGGAGTGCCGTCTGCTTGGCCTACGAACAGGCTCTTGTTCAGTGTGTCGATGGCGAGTTCGCCAGCGGAAAGATTTTGTGGCGAACCACTTCCGCGTTTGATTTTCAGGATGGGATTGGGCATTTGATTTATTTGGTTGTTGGCTTGGTATCAGTCAAAACTGACGGGTTGGTTTGGTGTTCATGGGGAAAGTTCAGAATTCTCCGCAGTCGATCATTTCGAGCAGGAGGCGGTAGGTGTTGGTGGCGTCATCCCAGAGCCATTGCACATGGGTGTCCTGCGCGTGGTAGATGCGGGCCTCCTTGCCGGGTTGCGGAAAGTTTGTGGCGGTGGGGTAAATGACAAGCTGCTTAATGCTGTCCTCTGGCAGGACAATCGTGAACTGGGAGAGGTCCAGTTGCTGGGTGATGTTGGTCTCGGTGATCGTCGTCATGATGCGTAGGCGGCGGTCTCCCGGTTGGTCCACGCGACATTGGTCGCCTTGGCGGTGGTGGTGACGGCTCCGGCGGTGGTGAGCGCGGAGCGGGTGATCGACCATTTGGCCACGTCGGCGGGGGAGCCGGTGGCGGGAATGTCGGAGTTGAGCAGCAGGCCGTAGTAGGAAAAGGTTCCTGCGGCGTTGAGCGCGAAGGCGTGGATGGAGTTGTCCGGGTCGCGCTGGGTGGCGGGCGAGTAGAGGCCGAGGGCGATGACGACGATCTTCGCGCCATTGGGGATCGATTGCGTGAAGGTGATCGTGCCGCTTCCCTGGTTGACAAGGTAGTCGGTGGTGGGTTCCTGCGCGACCCCATTGATGGCGACCATGACATGGTTCGGGTCGCTGGACTTGAGGCCGGAGACCGTGAAGGTTTTGAGCGTGCCGTTGCCGGTAAGGGTGGTCTTGGCGCTGGAGAGGAGCGCGGACTGCTGAAGCGTGAGGTTGAGCGTCTGGTTCGGGGCTGTGCCGGTGATCGTGGCCGCAGCGGTCGGACCAGCGGTGACCGTGCCGATAGACAGAGCGTTCGCTGGGCCGGTGTTTCCGGTGTCGCCTTTGAATCCTTGGATACCCTGCACGCCTTGGTCGCCTCTGGGGATGGTAAAGCTGAGAACCCTATTCTCTGGAGTTCCGGTGGCGGCAACGCTGGCATTGGTCCCTGCGGCCCCGGTGGTGGTCGTGCCCACATTGACCGTTCCGGCTGGGCCTTGTGGCAGACCGAAATTGAGAACGGCGGTGTCGTTTGTGCCGGTATTGGTGACGGTGGGAGTAGCGCCAGTGGGGAGGTTGGAGACCGTTCCTACGGTGACGAGGAGCGAGGGGTAGCTGACGCCGCCTGCTGGTCCGCCCGCAGTGGCTTGCGAGCCATCAATGCCATCGCCGCCGTTGCGAGAGGAGACGAGTTTGGAGGACTGCCATGCAGGCTTGATGCGGCCCTTGCGCTCGGTGGAGTCCCGGCGCATGGCGGGGTTTTTGCCGAGGATTTCGGTTTCCTTGGCGAGGAGTGCGGCCTTGTTGGCATCGCCGGTCAGCGGGACGGCGAGCTTGGCGGCGAGGGAGACCGTGAGCAGGTCGATGAAGAGGGAATCGAAGAGGGTGACATCGGTGACCTTGCGGACATATTCCAGCGTGATCGCCGATCCGAGCCAGACATCCCAATCGGTCGTCCAACTGGCGGACACGCCGGGTTGCTTGGTCGAACCGGCAACCAGGCAGCGGTAGACCGCGCCGTTGTTGGAGACGGCATTGCCGACCTCGTAGGTGCGACCGGTGACCCATGCAGGCGAGCCGGAATCGGCATTGGTGAGGACGAAATTCCCAGCGACTTCCCATGCCGAATCGCCGGTCGAGTAGTCGTAGTCGTTGACCCGGAAGACGCGCAGGCAGTCGGCGGGGATCGCGTAGCGGTAGGCCCACTTGTATTCCGGGCGCGGGAGCGCCTCGATGACCGTGGTGGACTTCATGGCCCATGTCCACGATCCGGCGAGGAGTAGCGCATCGCGAACCTGCGGGTAGAGCGACTTGGCAAGGAGCATCGCCTGCGAGGAGGGGCCGAACTGCTCGGCGGTGCCGACCCGCAAGATCGCTTGGCGGCAGAGTTCGTCCTCGGTGAGCGCGGAGGAGGGACGCGAGGAGGCTCGGGTTTCGACCGCATTTTTCAATGCGGGCTTCCCGGCGAGGAACTGGAGTTCTTTGAAAAGTTCCTCGGTCTTCATTTAGCGGGCGGCTGGGGCGGCTTGGAAATCCATGAGTTGGGAAAGTTTCATCGCGAGGGTGACCGTGAGCATATTCACGAAGACCGGCGGGAATTTGGTGGCGTCGGACACGATGGCGGTCGTCTCGATGCGGACCGGGGAAGTGAAATTCGTGTGCAAGAACCCACCGACGATTTCCCAGTTTCCGAAGTTCTCGTCTTCGTCCACCCCATTGACGCGAAGCACTTTGAGGGTGGCGCTGGGCAGGGCGTAGCGGGTCGTGTAGCCGAAGGCGGGAGGCGTCCCATCTGCGGTGAGGGAGGATTGGACGCGAGCGAACTGCCAATCGAAGTCGGCGAGGAGTTCGTTACGGGTCTGGTCGAAGAGGGACTGCGCGATGGCCATCGGCTCCCCGTAGGGTTTGAAGGCTTCGGCGCTGCCCACCTTGAGGATGGCTAGGCGGCAGATTTCGAAGACCGAGTTGGCGGCAGACCCAGCGCGGGGTTTCGCGGATTTCTCGACGAGGATTTGAATAGTCGGGCGGGTGAGTGTTTCCGCTGCGGCTTGAGCGAGCGCGGTGGCGATGTCGGGCTTGGCCGTGAGTGGGAGCGCGATCTTGGCTGCGATGCGAGCGATGAGCGCCTCAACGAAAGGAGCCGGGAACTGCGCCACATCGGTGATGTTGGCCGTGTAGTCGATGATGATCGGCGAACCGAGGTCGGTGTGAATAAACCCGCCAACGATCTCCCATTGGCCGAAATTCTCGCTCGTATCGATTTGGTTGACTCGGATCAGTTGCAGGAAATCCGATGGGAGAGCGTAGCGTTTCGCGTAGCCTTGGGTTGGAGGGGTGGCGTTGGCCGTGATGCTGACCTGCTTCTTGGCAAAAGCCCACGGAAGGTCGGCGAGAAGCTCCTCCAAGGCGTGGTCGTAGAAGGAATGGGCGAACAAGGCCGGGTGTCCGCCGGTCTGACTGAGCGTGTCCGTGGTTCCAAGACGCATGACGGCCTGCTTGCAGATTTCCGTGGCGCTCAATGTGGCCGAAGGCCGGATTGGGGCAATTTTCTCAATCGCTTTTGAAAAGCCGGGCTTTTGGAAAATGAATTCGGTTTCCTTGGCCAGAATCTCCATGCGGCCCGCATCGCCGGTTGTCATGGCGAGGCGCATGGCGATCTTGTTGACAAGAAGGTCGATGAAGATCGCGGGGAACTTGGTGATGTCGGTAACGGTCGAGGTGAACTCCGCAAGGATCGGCGAGGCGGCTTCGGTGTGGATGAATCCCCCGGCCACCTCCCAGACCGAGAAATTCTCACTGGCATCGACCTCGTTGACCCGAAGCACGGTGAGCGCCCCGGCGGGCAGGGCATAGCGTCTGGCGTAGCCGGTGACGGGGTTTGCTGCATCGGCGGTGATCGAGGCCGAGGTGCGGGCGAACGACCAATCGAACTCCGAAAGAAGTTCGTTGCGGGCTTGATCGAAAAACGAATTGCCCAGCATCGCGGCTTGTCCGTTGGGCTTGTAGCCATCGGCGGTGCCGGTCTTGAGGATCGCGAGCCGGACGATGTCGGCCTGCGTGGCGATGGAGTTAGTGGCGCGTTGCCTTCCGACCCGCTCGGTGGCGTGGAGGAACGCAGGCTTTTGCAATGTCGCGCCGTAGACCTCGGCGAGTTGGGTGAACAAGTCCTTGCTTCCGGTAAGAGGCATCGCAAGGACGGCTGCGAGCTTCATCGAGAGCGCCTCGACGAAGATGGCTGGGAACGAGGTGGTCGTCGTGATATTGGCGATGTAGTCGAGGACGACCGGAGCGGAGAGGTTTGTGTGAAGATTGGTTCCGACTATCTCCCAAGTGCCAAAATTTTCGCTGGCATCAATGCTCCCAAGACGGATCGCCCGGATGAAATCAGCGGGAAGGGCATATTGAATAGAATAGCCGGTGAGCGGGGCCGTGCCGCTGGTGAGGTTGACCTGCTTGCGGCAGAATTGCCAATCGAACTCCGCTTGGAGTTCCTCGACCGTCTGCGTGTAGAACAGATTGCAATACTGCGCTTGCGCGGTCGCGTCATTGAGATTGGCGATGCGCGAATCTCCGAGGCGGGCGAGGGCAAGGTTGCAGATTTGGATGTCTGTCATTGAAGCGTAGTCAGATCACAAAAATTGGGTGGCAGACATTGCCCGGTCTGCCAGCGGGGTGCGGGAACTTAGAGGACTTCGTCGCAGGCGATCTCGACGACTTTCTTCTCTTCCATACGCACGGCAGCGAGGCTGGCCACGGAACGGATTTGAAGGGAGTGTGAGAGGTCGGGACGGACATCCATCATGGTCTTGAGACCACGCTCGGCGAGGGTGATGCCGCTCTTCACATAGGCGTAGCAGGAGCGGATATCGACGGCCAGCGGGAGCTGTTGGCTGCGGCGGAATTTGAAACCCATGAAGGTGTTCAAAGTGCCGTCCACAAGGGCGCGGACCGTGTTGTAGTCTGCCGAGGTTGCCTCAACCGTGCGGAGCAGGTCTTGGAGCTGCTTGGCGGACACAACCATGATGCGCTCTTCCTCCTCGTCAACCTCGTTGGAGTCGAAGAGGAACTTCGCTGCGCGGAGTTTGGCGATGGTGAGGCCGGAGTTGGCAGCTGTGCCGGACTCGACATAGTTGACTGCGATCTTCTGGCCTGCTGGCAGGACGGTGGCCGTTGTGCCAGTCGTGCCGGTGAAGGCTGTGCCACCGAGAGCGTCGATGATGATCTTGTCGCAAGTGCGAGCGTAGGCTGCGGCGTGCGATTGGATGATCGGGCTTGTGGGAAGCACGACTTCGCCGAGGAACTGCTCGTCGAACTCGTCAACGAGTTTGGCGCAGTCGTAGTTGAGCGGGCGAATCCAACGCTTGGCCATCGCTTGATCAGAGATACGGGTGTCGCGTGAGCGATCCGTGATCTGGGTCATCGAGGTTGCATCGAGTTGGTTGTAGGATTTCTCCTTCCCTTCGATGGAATCGAGGGTGCAATACTCTTTCAGCCGAGAATTTTTCTGCTGAACGAGGTGTTTCCAGTTGCTATCGAACTGGGTGGTGAAGTGATTGGGGATGTTCGTCAGAACTCCGTTTAGATCGGGCATTTGGTCTCCTTTGGTTTTTGGTGAGTTGGTATCAGTCGAAACTGATGGTTTGTTGCTCCCTTCGCTTCCGAGTGTCCCGTGTGGGGTCTTCGACGGCGGGTATTAGGGAGCAGGCTCACAAAGGAGGTGTCTGCTCTGACGAAGGTGACATTACCGCCGATGCGGTATCAGTCAAAACTTTTTTTCAAAAAAATAGCGGGGCCGGGAGTCGAACCCGGAATTCCAGATTATGAAACTGGTGTTATACCTTTTCACTACCCCGCAGTTTTTAACCCTGCTTGAGCAGGGAGGTGACGAGCGCAGCGGCCTCGCGGTCGCCTTCCATGTAGCGTTTGTGCCAAGTGTTGTCGGGATTCGACATGATGTCTTTGGCACGGGCTGCGCCGGTCATAAACTCTGTGCCGCCCATGGAGCGACCGACCTTGTCTTCGCTCATCATTTGCGCCATGCGAACAAAGCCACGCACGACCTCCGGGTCGCTGAACCCGTGTGAATTCGCATCCACGCCAGCGATCTTCGCAGCCTGCTTGGCAAGGCCGATGTTCTTTCCGAAATCATTCCCCCACTCTTTCTGGAGCGTCTGCACAGCCTCGGTGCGTTGCTTCTCAAAGGTGGCTTGGATCGCCTCCATCTTGAACGCCTCGGTGCGGGCATGCTGGTTGACGAGTTCCTTCATGGCCGATGGCGGGATGCCGTGCTTGTGCGCGATCTCGGCATATGGCTTCGCCATGTCGTCGCTCCATGTCATGCCTTCCGGTAGAGCGTCTGGAGCAAACTTGTATTCCTCCAGTGAATCGGGAACTCCCATGGCTCGGCGGAAGGCGGCGACCTCTTCGGGCGAGGATTTCTCGTTCGGCACGCCGAGCTTTTTTCCGATGAGGGCATTCGCATTCGCGAGCGCCTTGGCCATGTCGGGAACGCTTTTGTATTTGGACAGCGTGTCCTTGTAGTCCTTCGCATCATCGGGCAGGGCATCGAGCCACTTGTCTCCGAATGTGCCGTCTGGGTTCACCCATCCGGTTGAGGGTTGCGTGGTGGTGGTTGTCGTTTCCGAAGCGGCTGGCGCTGCGGCGTTGGTGCTGTCGGCTCCTGTGTCGAGCAGACTCTGCTCGGAGGAGGTATCGATGGTGTCTTCCATAAATTAGGTATCAGTCAAAACCGCACAACTACGGATGCGGGTGGTAGCCGAGGTGGGTGCGGCGTCCGGCGTAGCGGATCGCGAATTCCTGCGGGTAGTAGTCGCGCATCCACTCGACATAGGCGGGAGTCTTGTCGCCGAGCATCTGCTCCATTTCCGGTGCAGGCGGGATGGTTTTCGAGACGGGCTTGGGATCGGGTTTCTTGCTCATTTTTTGACCTTTCGTTTGGGAGTCTCGATGTCGCCGTCCGCGATGACCGGCCTGCGGAGGATCGCCTCGATGTGGAGGATCACGCCGCGCTGGCCGTCCCGGAGGGCGGCGACCACGGGGTTGAAATCGTAACCAGGCAGGAAGACCTGTGAGTCGGTGGCGAACTGCGTCTTGAGATCAGCGATGACCGCAGCGCCTTCCTTGGACCCAAAGACACGGTGGTAGGCATTGGTCGTCTTCTGGCGCTCACGCTCGCGCCGGAGGGCTGCGGCCTTGTCTTCTGGAGCCATCATGCTTGTCCCATCATGCCGGGGAGCATGCCAGCAAGAGCGGAGTCCTGCTTCACGCTGCCAGCCTTTCCGATGGCGCTTGCAGCCTGCTCCATCTGCTGCGCCTGCATGGCCTGCTGTTGAGCTTGGGCGCGTTGAGCGCGGGTCTGGGCGACCATGTTTTCATCGAGAAGCCAGCGGGCTGGCAGGCCATCGTTGCGGGCCATGTCGCGGGTGATCTCATCGAAATCGTAGTTGTCGAGCATCTCCGGCTTGATCTGCGCGTAGGGCAGGAGCATCTCGGTCGTGCGGATGAAGGCAGCGTTTTCGAGACTCTTGATCGCGAGGGCGATTCTGCTGTTGTAGGCAACATCCGGCTCCGGGATGACACCGATCATCTGGAGCGCCTGCGGAGGTGGCGGGAACTTGCCAGCGCGGGCGAGGATCGCGAAGACCCGGCGCAGGAGCGGATTGAATAGCTCGGTCGTGAGGCGAGCAAAGGTCGGAGAAAATTGGATGAGCTTCTCGCTGGCACGCTCGGCGACTTCGCGGGCGGTCATCTGCTTTTGAAGTTGGGCGAACATCTGGAAGAGGTCCACATGGAACGCCTCGTTGATCGCCTTGCGCTTGTGTTCGGCACGCTCCACGCCGATGTCGTAGCGCCCGCCGGTTCCCCACTCCTTCGGTGTGGCATTGGGGTTGTTCGGGTCAAAATAGGTCACGCCACCGGCGCGGAGATCGATGTCTCCATCGAACCCGGCTGGGATGAGGATGCGAGGGAACGCATGAATCTCGGCGAGCGAGTCGAGTTGCTTTTCAAGGAAGTTGAGTTGCTTGCACTCTGGAAGTGCGGTCCAGCTTGGGCTGTAGCCGTAGCACTCTGAGTTTTTCCATTTGAGGTAGCGGGTCACGAAGAACGGCTGCTCATCGAACCCGGAAGCGAGAAAGACATGCTTGCTCGCCTTGTCCACATAGACCGAGGCGTAGGGCTT